TTGACTAATTTCTGGATGTCTTTGTAGGATATCTTGATCTGTATAACCTTCCATAATCATCTGTTGGATGTGTGATGGTCTAGTAGCCGCAGTTGTGGTTGGGTGTTCCATCTCTTCATCCATAATCTCTTGTAAATCATCTTCGTCATTGACTAATGTTTCTAAAATCTTATTGTCTATGACTTGTTTTACTTTAGGATCTGTTGGATTTGTATCTGATGCCTTTTTAAGTAGATCCATTTCAAAGTTCCTATCTCTCACATTGAATACTGATGGATATTTTATTTCTCCGTCCCAGGCTATTCCTAACCATTTTGCGAATAGACGGAATATTTGTTCCTCACCTAATTCTAGATTTTTGCTTTTTTCAATTAATTTTGTGTCAAGTTGAAGCATCTCGGTTTGTAACGCAATACCACTCATAGATCTTGATTCTATCGCTCGGACCGATCCCATATGAGCCATTCTGTCAATGGCTTTAACTTTGCTGTCTATACTCTGTAATATAGCATCTAAATTTGTGCCGCTTGGCTGAAGAAGATAGGGCTTTAAGCCAGCATCTGTTTCATTAGGCATTGTAATAATACTGCCTGCTCCTGCTGATGCTTGAACTTCTGGAGTTTTAACTAATGTTGGGTGATTAGTTAATCTAATTAATTGTTCTATTTCTGAAAGTTCTTGATAGATAGAATTTTGAACATCTGCTATGTCGCCTAAATCTGATACACCAATACCTCTAATTGGTGATCTTGCCGCATAACACCATATGGCTGGAACAACACCAATTGGATTAGGTTTTCTATCTATTTCTACTGTTGAATTTTTTTTGTTTGGATTATATGCTTCTAAAATAATTTCATCTTTAGTCCAAGTTCTCAAATAATAACTTGTATCGGCTCTGTATGTTTTGTCCTCTTTTTCTAATACTTGAATGTATTCGCATTCATAATGTCCATTAGGCTTTCTAACAAAATTCCAATTTAATACGTTTTCCGGAGTATAAAGGGTCGCATATGGACGAATGCCTTGCGATAACTCTTCAGCACGAGTGCCTACCACCGTCTCGGGACGATCTATGATACAGACACAATGTCCATACACTGTGCTCATTAAATTAACATCACGCATAAATGATGACCAACTTCTTCCTTCCATATCACAGTCTTCTAAAAACTGTTCCATTTCTTGGGCACTTTTTAAACTGCCAAAATCTCTTTTTGGCTCATTTCTATACAAGAAAGAATTGTAAATGTGAGCAATACTTTTCACGTGATTATCTAAAGGTGTTTGTGCTAATCTACCAAGATATTCTACATCGCTCTCATACACATACTTGGTAAGGTAATTGCCCATACGGTAGTGATGTGCGCCAAGATAAGAATTAATTAAAAATTTCCAACGTCTAACGTAATTGGTGTATTCTTCGTGTGTGGGTAAGCCTTGTAAATTGTAATCTGGGCCTTCGTAATCAAATTGAGTTTTTGTAAAATTATTATCTGCCATTGTTCATTCTCGTTTGTATGTTAAATCTTTGTGGTGCTGTTTCAGTTATATCTCTGGTAATTGGATATAAAAAACTTACCATATATCCTAAAGCATCTCCTAAATGATCAAGTCCTTGTTGTTTGTTTGGCACGTTTGTCCCCTCTCGATACGTTTGCTTTGATAACGTATTTAACAAGTTTTTACAATGACGGCTAACAAATAAAGTTCTTTGATTGTTAGCATTACATAACTTACTATTCACACTGTTAATTCTATCTCTAACTGGCATATGACGTGTTAGCACTTTACAGATAAAACCGTTGTTTTGTAAAATGGAAAGATCTGTTTTGCCTCCTGCTGAAGTTCTACGTTGAACACAACTGGGGTCTGGAAATGCCATAATTTTTTTATTAGGATATCTGTTTAATATTTCATCACAAAGTTCTTGTGTGTTGCTACCAAAAATTCTTATTTCATCACACACATAAATCACGTTGTTGTGTATTTTGGCTATGATACAAGAAATGGGTGATACGTTAAAATCTATGCCCACATACACAATTTTATCTTCTTCTTCTATGTTGAAAGCACCTGTATTACTGTTCATATCAAAACCGTAATAGATCAACCCTTCAAAAGTTTCCCAAGTGGCTTGATACTCTTGTCTATAAATTTTTGTGTCAAGATCACGTTTGGCTTGTTCTAATTCTTCAGCATCTACCCAACCACCCTGTTCTGTAGTAAAAAGGTAAGAACTCCATTCTGATTCGTTTGGATCTTGCCCACGTTGATACAGATCATAAAACCAATTGTGTCCTTTGGGTGTGCCGCAAAACAATGCTTTGCCTTTGGTGTCTGATAGTGTAGGACGTAGCACTTCTGTCCAACTCTGTTCGTTTATATCTGCTGTTTCATCTAACACAAGGAAATTAATACCAACTCCACGGAGTGAGTCCGGATTGTCTGATCCTCGGAGAGCAATTATGGAATTGTTTTTAAGATAACAGGTTAAGTCTGCTTCATTAAATTTTTTTACCCAACGTAATTCTAATAAAACTTTTTTTAATTTGGTCCAAGCAATTTGACGTGCTTGTCTATATGAAGGAGCCACATACCAGCATAATGTATTAGGCTGTCTTGCGTGATAACAAAGTTCTCTAATGGCTAAGGTGGTTTTTCCAAACCTTCTGCCGCTTACTAAAATTTTAAACCTTGCGTGGTCGTTAGCAACCACTTTCTGGGGTTCGGATAATTTCATACATTATTCTTGCCAAGGTAAAGGCTGTTGGCCTTCTGTATCATTTGTGTTATCAGTTTGACCCAGTAATTGTTTCCCAAGCCAAATCAACATACGCACATCTTTCTTTTCTACAGCGGCTTCAAATTGAGCACGTCTTAAACTCTTTTTGCCTTCTGCTCTACCTTTTTCAATAATATTACTAAATCTCTTTTTTAGAGTAGGCACACTGGTGCCCACAACATTAGCAATTTCTTCATATGAGCAATGAATACTTGCTAATTTAAAAACTAAATCGTGATCTATTTTATATTTCTTATCCATTATAAATGTTTTGGTCCTATTATGATTCTAAATCTTCTAACATCGGTATCACCGTTAGTAGTTGTGATTTGAACATCTACATTGTATTCATTACCTGTGGTGCCACCTTCTAATCTAATATTAACCACTGCGCCTGATACAACCACGTCAGTTGCCGCATTGGTAGGCAGTGCTAAAGGAGCGGCATCACCAGTAATTGTTTCTATTGCTACTGATGCTGTAGAAATTGCGTCTCCGCTGTTTAAATAGTCCGTCCAATCCACACCATATTGTATGTTTGCTGAAGGATGCTTCTCAATGTATGCTCCTTTTAAATCTTTTTTAAATCCTGTTAAGTTTGCCATTATGCTTCTGTCCTTACTTTTGGAATACTGCTTCTGTTAGAAAACTGTGGTTTATAAATTTTAAATTTACGTGTTTCCTGTGGCACTTGAATACTCCTCGTTTCAGTTGTAATGCTATTTACACGCATCTCCTCTAAAACTAAAATTGTTCTGCTTTCTTCTATAACTTTAAATGCTCGTATTTCTTGTTTTACTTTTAAAATATTCCAAGGATCAGCAATCGTAATTAATCTACCAGCGGATAATTGTGTATTGAAAGCACTGAAAGAAGCACTACTGTCATATTTGACATTAGAATTATTGCTGAAAGAAATAACAGCATTTACAGTTTTGGTAGGATCAAAAATTACATTTCCATTCTGTGTGGTGCTGATGGTAATGTTGTAAGCACTTGGTTGATCAAATATTACATTTCCATTTTGTGTGGATGATGACAAAATGTTGAATAATTTTGTATTGCTGTCAATTATTATATTTCCGTTTTGTGCTGTGGTAAAACTACTGCTGTATGATGCTGGATCCGCATTTCTTTGTCTAATATAATCTGTGCTAATGGTGTATGCTGAACTGAATGCGGCAGTGTCATCAAATATCATATTACCATTTTGACTGGTCGTAAATGTTGCGGTAATATCGTTGGCTACACCGCCAAAAACTAATCCACCATTACAAGACAGTGTGCTGATAGGGCCAAACGCAATCAGTCCTGGGTGCCATTGAGCACCAAACCATTCATTCCAAGTTCTATCAATATACTCACTTTCAGCAAATGTGTCCCAAGTATAATCGTCCTGTCTGCCCTCTTGGAATGCGTTGTATATGATACCACCCACACTGATCGCAGTTAAAATACTATCTAAAGTTGGTGCGGCTGTGTATGCCACATTGGCATTAGAACTTACTGCTGTTTGACTGGTGATTGTTTTTTGCGGATCATATGTGGCATTACCATTAGCAGTAGTAGATACTGCGGATGCCATTGTGCTGGATCCGGTTAAAAAATATCCGCCTTCACAAGACACAGCAAAACTGCTGGACAATGTGGCAGAAGCCAAATCAAAATCTTGTCCTTGTGCTGTTAGTGTAAAGGTGGATGATAATGTTGCTTTTACACTGTTGATTTCACCAATTGCTTCAATGGTAAAAACAGATGAAAGATCCAATGACTCAAGGACATAGTCCCCAGCCACATACCCTTGTGGTGTAAAATAATCTCCAACACTTGCGGCTGGAATTGTGTATGTGTCTGGTGTATAGTAATTTTGGCTAACATAAATGTCAGCACTTATACCTATGCCCTTTAAAGACATTGGCTAACCTCCAATTGGGATTAAGCCAAACTTACTGTTAAGTTTCCGGCTGATACTTGAAATGTGTCGCCCGATAATACTTCTTTGGGATTATCGAGTTGTCCATAAAATAACACATTACCTGATCCAACAGTCGCATTATCAACAATCGCAATACAGGTTATGGTTGCACCTGATCCTGCTGTGTTGTTGTAATTGGCTGTGGCAGTGGAAAAAGTGATGTTAGCATTGGTAGTTGCTGACCC